TGCTGTAATAGATTCTCATCTGTTCTTAGTTCACATCTTTTGACATATTTAGTGTAGGCTTCTTCAAACTTCATACTTAATACTGCTGCTCTTTCTGCGTAATCTTCTGCTAATCTTCTTATAATCTCTTGCCTACCGCTTTGTGTCATAACTCATCTCCATTTAATTCGATAACTACATAGTTATCTTCCATATCATCATCACCAAAACTCGTGGTGAATCCCCTGACATAGTCATAACTATCATCGACTAACACTTCATGCTCTACCAGCGCATCCATTAGGAACTTGTGTATAGGAAATGTATAGTTATCTATGTCTTTCTTTCTCTTTCCTTTAAAGAATAGAACATACTTAGGTGTAAGGTTCTTAAACTTAGGTAGAACCTTTACCCATTCTTCTACTTCTTTGTGATAATCTTGCTTTACCTTATTCAGACTAAGGTAGTGCATGTTTCTATAGATGTTCATACTAAAGAGATTAGTACGCTTCTTTTCTCCCCTGCCTTTACTATAGGTTGGCAGCTTTATGATGGCTTTATATACCATACCTTACCCTCGTTATTGGTTACATGCTAAAGTACGCTGTAACCCCCTCTCATGCTCCTAAAAAAAGGGGTTCTCATGTAGACGAAACCCCCAGTCTTATCTTTCTAACCTACCCAACCTAGTACTAAAGCTACGATTACGATACCTAAAAATACTGTAAGTGATTTGTTAGCCAGTACTTGCTCTATCATCTCTTTCATATCTACTCCTTGTCAAAGTAATTATAAACTTCAGCTACCTTCGGGTAATTAACTATATCGACTAAGAACCTAGGTCCAGTTGAGTAAGCAAACACCTTCATGTTAGGAAAACAATGCTGTTTAAACACACAGTAGCTGCACTCCATAGCAAGCTTTGTGTTGCCTGACTTACCATCAGGTACTAACTCATAGCATTGCTCTGGTCTTTCCTCTCTTTCCACTACCTTCTTGAGATGTTCTATCTGTATTTCAATAGGTTCATCATGCTCAAAGTTTTCAAAGTGAGTACACAAGTGACCGTTGGTTTTATCTATTACTAACCAACCACCTTCTTGTACACCGAGAGAAGCAGCATAACCACGCAGTTGGTCTACATAACCAAACGGGTCATCCCATCGTAAGCCTCCTTCTTTGAATTTCTTAAAGCCGAAGGGTGCTGCTGTTTTAACATCAATCAGTTTACCATCAATTACACAGTCCATGCTACCTTTTATCCCAGAAACTTCTGCTTCTGCTTGTTGATGTGTAACTTCATGCCCAGCTAATTTAACAAGAGCTAGGACTAACTCTTCTGTAGCATGTCCATACAGGAACTTCATAAGGGTACTAGGCTTCATTTGTTCTTGAGCCATACCTTTGTGTACATACCATAAGAATCTCTCCTTCCTGCCTATGTTAGACATGCGTAAGGTACGCTTATCTTCTCTAGGTTTAAGGACATTATCTCTAAGTAGCGACTTCATAGATTCACCGAAGTCATTTATTACTTTATCTACATCTACATTACTGTCTGCTTTACTAGAAGACAGGACTTCATATACATCTTCTACTAATGTATTAATACTCTTCATGTGTTCTCCTCATAAGGGTTGCTTTTCATTTGCAACTCGATTAGCTTGTCTAGATACCACCGTGCTTTTCTTAGGTCTTGTATCCCAGCTTTGTCTTTGTATCGACAGACATATTTTACTACATTACCTTCTATAAAAGTCATGTTCTGGTCTATTATAAAATCTGTTACTTCTATCTTACCTTTCTGATAGTAAGCTGGATTGATGTCAGTTGTCATTAGTGTGTTTCCCTCCATGTTGTTCCAATCTTGTAGTCACCATCCAAAGGACAGTTAAGTTTAAAGTCTTTACCTGCTCTGCGTACACAATTAACTGCTAAGTCACCGAAGAAATCTGCTTGTTTCTCTGCTACTTCTACCTGCACCTCGTCATGTATTTGCCCTACTAGCTTGTAGTCTATCTTGTATACCTGACTAAAATGGTCAAGTAATACAACAGCACGCTTCATAACGATAGCACCTGCTGATTGTAGTAAAGTATTTAGAGCTGCGTGTGAGCTGCGTACATGTAATACTCTACCATCTAGTCCGATAAGCGACCCACTATCAGCAAGCGAAGTAACTCTAGTTCGTAGTTTCTTAAGAGCTGGTGTGTTTTTGAGGAAATCCTGCTTAAGTCGTTTACCATCCTTAGCTGTTCCTCCGACAACGCTCCCGATTTTGCTATCACCTGCTCCGTATAGGAACGCATAGATGAATGTCTTTGCTTTATCTCTTGATTCAAGATTTGCAGCTCTTTGATTTGCTGTGTGTATGTCTCCATTAATCACCTCGTTGGTGTAGTCTTCATCATTCATGTAGTGCGCAAGCATCCTGAGTTCTAAACCTGACGCATCCATGCCTACTAGTTTGTATCCTTCTTCTACTGTAAACAATTCTCTACAATCTGTGCCATAAGGTGAATGACTAGCAGGTACTTGTGCTAGGTTAGGACTTGAGTGTGTCATCCTACCTGTTACAGCACCGCAGGTATTTACCTTGCCATGTATCCTACCTGTTTCATCTACTGCATCTATCCATGCGCTGACTAATCCTAGTCGCTTCTGTAACATTAGGTACTTAGCTATGAGTTTACCTTCAGGTATTTCTATAGCATCTAGTATAGTTTCTGATACGATAGCTGTACCTAGTTCTGTAAACTCTTTAGGTGTCCAGCCAAAGTGTTGTAGGTATCTAGCTATCTGTTGCCTGCTGCCTAGATTAAACTCTGGGTAAGTATCGTATCCCCATTCACAATCTTTATAGTAAGCACCTTTATTTAGTTGTGCTTGATACCTTTTAGATATAGTACCATCTTTGTTCTTGCATTTAAGACCGGGATGATTAAGCGGTATCCATACAGGTAGTGGTTTGAATACCTTACGCACTTCATCTTCT